CCACTGACGTGGTGGTGAAGCGCGCTTCCATGCCCTTGTCTTCGCCTGTCAGGCACTTAATAGACATACCGACCTGAGTCTCCCAGCCTTTCTTGGCTTGGGGCGGTGCCTCATCCAACTCTGGCAATGGGTTGCTAACGCTTGTCATCTTCTCGCCCAGCACTTCGCCATCGCCCCAAGCGATGAAACCATGCACGAATGAGAAAGGGTTGACTGCCCAGATAGCGTCGTCTTCGACTTCGGTTTGATCTGCACCAAAGACCCAGTGGCCAGTTTTGTCCATCTTGATAATGACAACACCGGACGGGCCAACTTCGGCTTGGATCGAACGCAAAGCGCTGGACAAAGTAGAAACAGCGGGTAGATTAGCTTGAGAGAAGGTTACTAAATTTGACATGATTTTTCCTTACTGTAGTTTAGAAAGGGCAGAGCTTAATTGCTTGCCCAAGAGCATCACTTCGGGTCGTGGATCATCCACGGTTGCCAAAGTGTTACCTGATGAGATGGCGACCACTAGGTCTTCCGGTAGGCCGATCTTGCGCTTTTTAAGCGCCTTTTCGGCCTTGGCGGGGGAGACGACAGTAGTCTCCATCACTTCAGATTCTGTAAGGCCACACGCAAACAAAGCGACTTTCGCTTTCTCGTCGTCTGACCATGACCGGATGGCACGCTTGGCCACCAGTTTGTATTCGGGCAACTTGGCGCCAGATTCAAGCATCTGCAATGCAAGGGCGCGCAAGTCTTTGATCCATTCCTCAAGCATGTCAGCGTTCTTCAAATACGTGCTAATCTGCTCGGCCGGCAATGCTTCGATCTGCACCTTCAATGCGCGGTCAACTGCGCCGGTCATCTTGGGGCAGATGGGCTTGGCCGCGCACCACTTGCAGTGATCGCCCACGGCCAACTTGGCATCTGGCTTCTCGGCCTGCTTGACCGCCTGCACTAACTGCAATTCAAACTCAGCGATGCGTGCAGGCGTTGTCACCCAGCGGCGCACTTGTGGTGGTTGCACAATGACGCATTCAATCTCAGTGACACCCTCAAACGCCCACTGCGCTTCTGGCGTGCGCATGGCAGCCGCCGCATAGAACATCAACTGAGGGTTTTCCTCAACCTCGACCATGACGCCGTCGCCGAATTTCCAATCCAGTACAACAGCGCGATTGCCAAGACGACCGATAAGATCAGTAGACCCAAAGACGCCGTCAAGCAAGTCACCAAAATTGACGTGTGTCTCGGCCTCAATTTCCATGACTCGTTGTGGGTCGATTGCATCAAGCGCCTCCAATGCTGGTTTGATTTTATTATCAATCAATTCTTGCGTCAGGACTTGATCTTCGTAACGTGCGCCAAGGTAATGTTCAGGGGCTTCATCGCCCATGATGAGTTCGGCCATGACGTTGTGTAGGAGTGTGCCTTCATCAGCGTATTTGCTGGAAGGTCTTGGTGGCATTTTTTGCACCAGCGCCACACTGCCGGGGCAGTTGATCACGCGCTTGGCTGTAGAGCCACCAACGATATTTGAGTGAAGCATACTTTCCTTTATTGAATTGAACTTGAATGTTAGCACAGAAATAATTGTTGTGCAAATCTTTTTTACATGTATACTTTACGGCATGAGAGAAAAAGAAGTTGAAGTTTATTTTGATTGGGCGGTGCAGCGCATCGGTGGCCGGACTTGGAAGTTTACATCTCCCGGACGCAAAGGTGTAGCAGATCGCATTGCGTGTTTACCCGATGGCCAGACTTGGTTTGTAGAATTGAAAACCAAAGGCGGCAGATTGTCGGAACTGCAAAAACTATTTCAGACAGAGATGGCGCTACTGCGTCAAAACTACACATGTTTGTGGACTAAGGAACAAGTTGATGGTTTCATTACGACCGTATCAAGAGACAGCCGCTGACTTTCTCTTTGAGCATGACCGCGCCATGATCTTGGCGCCAGTCGGTGCGGGTAAGACTGCCATCACGCTTACGGCTATGTGGGAAATGATCCGCGATGGCCACGTCAAGCGTTGGCTGGTGCTGGCGCCCAAGCGCGTCTGTACCGACGTGTGGCCAGTCGAGCGCCCCAAGTGGGCAGACCGCATCAGCATGGCTCTGTGCGTTGGGACACCAAAACAGCGATTAGACGCCCTTAAAAGCCCCGCCCAAGTGGTCGTGACCAACTACGACAACTTGCAGTGGCTGGCCGAACAAAAATTAAATTTTGACGGCGTGGTGTTTGACGAACTGACGCGGCTCAAGAATCCATCAGGCACACGCTTTAAAGCATTCCTAAAAGTCGTTGACCCCATGACCGTGCGCTGGGGCTTGACTGGCTCGTTTACTAGCAACGGCCTTGAGGATGTGTTTGGCCAGTGCAAGATTGTTGACCAGTCATTGCTAGGGCGCAGCAAAGGCGCGTTTATGCAGACGTACTTTGTGCTGATCAACAAGGAGTTTGGCGAATGGTCGCCGCGTGTTGGCTCACTTCAGAAAGTCATGGACGTAATACGGCCGGCCACATTTGTCCTAGAAGCAGGTGAGTATAAGGACAAGCTGCCGCCTTTGCATACTGTCGAGTTGGCTTGCACGATGGACATGACGCCGTACAACACCATGAAAAAAGACTTTGTGTTGGAAGGCATCACAGCCGTTAACGCGGCGGTTGTCACGGGCAAGCTACAGCAACTGGCGTCAGGTTTTGTTTACGACACGAAGACCACGCCGTCAGAGTCGCCGGGCAAGTTTAAGGTTGACCAGCGCCCGATCTGGTACAGCATGCACAAATTTGAACGGCTAGAGGAGTTATTGGATGAGAACCAGCATGCCAACACCATCATTGTGTACAACTACCAAGAAGAACTTGCCGAACTTAAGCGACGCTTTAACGTCACCACCCTTGACGACACCGACGCCATCAAGCGATGGAATGATGGAAAAGTCAGGCTATTGGCCGTCCATCCAAAGTCAGCCGGCCACGGGCTTAACTTACAGCACGGCGGCTGTCACATGGTGTTTTTGTCGTTGCCGTGGAGTCTGGAACTGTACGAGCAGACCATTGGTCGTTTGCACCGCAGCGGGCAACAACACCCTGTGTGGTGCTACATCTTACTGACCAGCAAAACGGTAGATGAAAAAATTTGGGCGGCCTTGCATGACAAGCGCGCCATATCTGATATTGCAATGGAGGAACTGAAATGAAAAACGATGACGATGACATTCAAGACTACGTTCGTCCTTGGGTAGGACTAGATGACGAGGACTACATAAAGGCTTATGAGTTGTGTGACTTTGACAAGGTTGCGGCTTTTGATTTCTTTGAAGCCAAACTTAAGGAACTTAACTCATGAGTTATATCGTGGCGTCACTGCCGCCCATGAAATGCTTTGTAAAGCGCGAGTTTTTGTACAACGATCACAAGGGCCACAACGAACTGGAGCCTGCCATCTGGGTCAGCCTCAAAGCCTTGCGTGGCCAAGTGTTTCGCATTGAGTCACTGCTGCCCAACTACGGCGCCCTGTACGACAAGCTGCCCATCCACGCGTATGTTTGGCATGCAGACGCCGGCAATCTGCCCATTGACACGCTTCAGTTGTGGGACTGCATGGGCTACCGATTTACCATTGTTGAAAAGATTGGCCTGCGCAACTTGGGTGTGAAGTTTCTTGGCAAGGACAAGGAATGGCACTTTGGGCGCTATTTGTTCACGGTGGACTTTTGCGCTGACGGTATGGACTTGGACACGGGCTTTACCGAGCAGGCCGAAGAACACAAGTCTTTTAATTGGATTGCGCTGGACAACGGCCAGTTTGCTTGTCAGCCAAACAACCGATGCCTGTGGTACGACCAAAGCCTGATACCTGCTGAGACAAAGTTTCCTGACTTCCAAGCGGCCCAGCGCCTGTGGACAGTGGACGGCACGCGCAAGTGGTCTGCGGGTGATGATTGGTTTTACGATGTTAAGGAAAGAAAATGAAACGAATTGACCAATGGAAAGCCAAACTTAAAGTGGCCAAAGCAGAGTTGCGCATTAGGGGACGCGAGTTAAACGCCGCCGCCCGCGCCGCCGTTCGCGTAGAAGCATACATCAGACAACTGGAGAAGAAAATTGACAACCACTTGGCGAAGCCTTAACAACGAACTTAGCAGGATGAGCGAAGAAGACGTTCTCAGACTGCTCAACGAGGAACGTGTTGGCGCAAAGCGCGTCAGCATGCTTGAGCGCCTTCACCAGCGCTATAACACCCTGCGCGTAGCGAGGGAGAGACTAGAACTATTAAAAGGAGCAACACAATGATCAACTGGACACCACCAGAAGGCACCAAAGTGACCTACCCAAGCAAGAGTCTGCAAGACCGCGCATTTAATTACCAGCGCGGCTCTGACGTGCAGGCGCTCTGGCGTGAGCATGGCTGGACACCGCCCAGCGAAAGCATGACACCGCCACCACCTGAGAAAGCGTTTGAACTTAGGAGAGTCAGATAAATGCCGCGCCCCAAACCACCTGAACCGCTATTAGGCCGACAAGTCCGAATGTCAGATAGACACTGGATGATCTTGCAAGAACTTGGCGGCGCTGAATGGTTGCGCAAGCAACTGGATAAGAACGCCAAGATGCCGGCCAAGTATTACCGACGCGAACTGGACGCGCCGTCTAAAAAGGAAACTAATGATTAACAGACCAGACTTTGCAACATGGAGCCAAGCCAACTTGGCCAAGTTTGCCGAGGAAGCCTACGCCAAACTGTGCGAACAAGACGACCGCATACAGATGCTGCAATGCGATCTGAAGACCGCCATTGAGGCGTACAGGGCGCTAACTAAGGAATAGGCGGCGCTCGTCTATGCGGCGGGTTTGCAAGCCTCTGAGAACCTTGCCAGCCGCCATGCAATATTTTAGAAGTTCTTCGGCAGCACCCTCTTTATCGCCCCGAAGCAACTTCTGACGAAGCGTCGAACGCTGGAGTGTTCCCAGACCGACGTTAAAACTAAAAGACACAAGGCCATCAAACATACCTTGCGTAAGGGGTACTGGGCAGAAGCGCTCCACGCCTCGCTCAAAACGGTCAAGATCAGCCCGGAGAATTCCATCTACTTCTTCTTTGGTAAACGTCCGGCTATCTTCAGGATGAAGCGCGTAAGCGCCCCTTTCAGATAATAGTATTTTGATTTGATGCGGATAAAGAACATGACCTACTCCTATTGTCCACAGCTTTGCTGGGCACTGGTACGGTTTGAATCGAACACCCTCATGGTGCTTGATCATCTCGATGGCTTTGGGCGAGACGTTCATTTACCAAACGCCCGGCCACCAAAGTGGAACGCTATGATGGACGCAAACAGCGCCTGAGTTTCAGAGTCCCACAGCATGTTGAGCATGTCGTCAAACGCCACACCCATATAGTAACCATACCAAAATCCCCCAATATCCACAAACACTAATAGCAAGAAAAATCCATAAGTAATAACAGGTCGCACACTCGCTCTGAGGTTTTTCATCCATGTTGACGTCCCTTCATTCAAACTGGTGTCGTGGGCGTAGATGGCCTGCATCTCTGCCTGCTGGGCGCCGATGATCGCCTGACCGGTGGCGGCTGCGCTTTCAGTCTCTAACTGCTCAGTGCGGATATGCTCGATGCGCTCTTGCGCCTCAAAGCCAGCTTTGCGCAGTTCCAACTCTCGCTCAATCTGCATCCGCGCCAGCGCCAACTCGTGCATCTTGTCAGACCGGTCTTGAAAGAACTCAAGCAGCTTAGGCAAGCCGCCCATTAAGAAAGAGATTAAGGTTGAAAGTAAAGTTAACATTTTTTGTCCTCATTCTGCATTAGTTTGATACCAGACAGGAAGCCAATCATGCCGCCGATAAGCGTAGAAAAAGCAGGTGAGATCATCTTGAAGATTTCGGCGTTGTCCACTTCCTTGGCCCAAAGGCCAAGCATGAAAGCGACCACCATGGCCAACACGGAGAGACACAGCGTTGTGCTGACCATAAGCGTGACGTACAACGTCAGTTTGTCTTTAACGTCTGATGAGGGTTTTTTGGTCATACAAGTAGGTCAATCTCACGTTTAAGGTTAACAATTTGAATGTCTAGCGTTATCTGACGCATCCGGTACGCATAAATCTCGTACTCGTACTGGTGGAACTTCTTTACCGTATTGTCAATTTTTACCTGCAAATCCCGTTCGGCGTTTTGTTTTTCCACTTTCTTGATAAAGACTTCCTGCTGCACCAAGCCTTTGGGTTGCACGACGGGATACCACTTGTCGTAACTGACTTTCATTTCTTTTCCCGTTCAAGCGCGTCCTTATATCCATGGACTATCTTTGCTCTAAGCCACGTAGAATCCGCCGCCCCCGCCCACTCGGACAGATTATTCCAGATAACCGTGTAATCCGTTGACTTGCAATGCTGGGCGTTTTGATCCAACCACGCTAACATTTCTTTGTGACGCAGTGTAGGGTCGTGGACGGTATAGGCTATCCCATAGAACTCGCGCACATGACAGCCACTCTTGGCTACGGCTCCGACTAGCCCTAACAGCAGTAAGAGTATGAGCCAGCGCATTCATTTGTCTACTTTGTTATCCAGTTTGTCAAATATCTTGCCGAGCATTTCTTTAACATCGCGCATGTCAGCGCGGTAGTCGTCGCGGCTAACGTAGTTCAAAGGCATGGCCCGCACGTCGGTGTCTAGGCGCTCAAGTGATCTGTAGATGTTGTTTAACACCCACCCACCTAAAAACCCTGCCAAACTGACTGCAATGTTAAATAGAACTTGCGTGTCCATTACCGGGCCAATGCGTTTTGATTTTCAGGTTCAGCGCGGCGTGACATTTCAGCGCCAAGCGCCCGCGTGCCAGCCAGCCCTGCGGCAGTGCCAGCGCCAGGCGTGGCCGCACGACGAGCCGCTTGCAGTTTGATAGCGGCCTCAATTTGATCAGCGGCTAAAGCGGGGCTAGTTAATTCTCGCGCAATTTCTAGCGCAATCTTGTCGTCCATGCGCAATGCAAGGCGCTTAACAACATTGTTAAAAACAGTGATTGGTACTGACAAAAAGTTTGGTAATGGCAAGCCAGCTTCTTGGCCAGTTTTTGTAGCTAAATTTTTAATATTAGCCCCGGCGTCAGCGCCTGCTTTTACCAAACGCTGGTACTCGCCTTCACGC